AACGGATGCCTACGGCGGGCGTGCTCATCCCGCGTTCAGCGTGGCGGTGAAGGCGCAGGCCGAGTACCGCGCGTGGTGCGCCCGGCTGGGGCTTACGCCCGTGGACCGCGTGAGCCTGGGGCTGGCGTCCCTGCGGGGTCAATCGCTGGCGCAGGACATTGGCGCGCGCATCGGGGATAGCCCGCGCAAGGCCGGTAGCGATGCCTGACGACCGCGTATGTTGCCCGACGTGCCACCTGCCGTTGCGCCCCGGCGAGTGGTGCCCGGTGTGCCCGCCCGAGGACTGGCCGGACGATGACGACGAGTAGCCTGGCAACGCAAGGCGCGCACCTGGCCGCGTTTGCCCGCGAATACTGCCGCCACACGAAGGGCCGGTGGGCCGGGCAGCCGGTGGAGTTTGAGGCGTGGCAACAGGCGTTCCTGGACGAGGCATTCAGGCTGGACGACGACGGGCGGCGCGTGTACCGAAACGTGCTGCTGGGGCTGCCGCGCAAGAACGGGAAGTCCACGTTGGCCGCCGCCCTCGCGCTGTACATGGCCGGGGCCGACGGCGAGGCCGGGGCCGAGGTCATCATTGCCGCAGGCTCGCGGGACCAAGCCGGAATCGTGTTTGACCAAGCGCGCGCGTTCGTGGATGCATCGCCGGACCTGGCGCACCATTTCGACGCCCAGCGGTTCGTTATCTACGGGCCAGCGGGCAGCACCATAAAGCGCGTGGCCGCCGATGGCCGGATGCAGCACGGCACCAGCCCCAGCGCCGTGATACTGGACGAGTTGCACGCGCTGGAAACGCCCCGTCAGGAGGAACTGTACGCGGCGCTAAACACCGCCAGCGGCGCGCGCGAGCAGCCCATGAACCTGGCCATCACCACGGCCGGGTATAACCGCCACACCATCCTGGGCCGCCTGTACGCCGATGCGATGCGCTCCCCGGATGTGCAGCGGGAGGGGATGCTGACCGTTGCGCGCAATGTCGAAGCCGGGTTCCTGATGTGGTGGTATGGGCTGGCCGACGACGACGAACCGACGCCGGAAAACGTGCTGGCGGCCAACCCCGCGTCGTGGATTACGTCGGCCGTGCTGGAGGCCCAGCGCGAATCCCCGACCGTGGACGAATACGCCTTCCGCCGATTGCATGCGAACCAATGGACCAGCACCCGTAACGCATGGCTACCGGCTGGCGCATGGGAAGGGCTGGCGCGTGACGGTTACACCATCCCCGATGGGGCCGACGTGGTGGTGGCCGTGGATGTGGGGCTGGTGCATGACAGTACGGCGGTGGCCATCGGTTGCCGCCTGCCGGACGGCCGCGTGGCGCTGGATTGCCGCGTGTGGGCCGCGCGCGACGACGCCGTGGCGCACATCATCCTGCCGGGCGGCCGCGTGGACCTGGGCGTGGTGGAGGACTACATAGAATCCCTGGCCGACCGTTACACCGTGAGGGAGTTGGTCTATGACCCGCGCTTTTTTGAGCGGTCGGCGGCCGTGCTGTCATCGGCCGGGTTCATCACCGCGCCCGTGGACCAGTCATCCCGGCGCATGGCCGAGGCTTACGCCGCTTTCTACACGGCGGTGCAGGACGAGCGCGTGGTGCATCCACGGGACGACGTAGTGGCCGCGCATGTGGAAGCAACGCAAGCGACCATGACGGAACGCGGCTGGCGCATCGGGCGGCAGCGGCTCCAGCGAATAGATGCCACCGTCGCCATGTGCATGGCCCTGTGGCGCGCTGACCGCGACGAGCAGCAGGCCGCCTATGTCCTGTCATGGGATGATGTGGACGATGCCTAGCCCCAGAAACACGAAGGCCCGCCGATTGGCGGGCCGTCCGTGGTGCGCGTGGCGCGGGGTGCTAGCAGCCGACGCCCTCCACGCCCTGCCAGTAGGCCCCGAGGTCGTCGCTGGGGTCCATGCCGTAGGACGTAAGCAGCACCCACGCGTCGTCCCGGTCGCAGTCGGGGCTAACGGCAACCTCCATGACGATAACGCGCCCGGCATACTTGGTGGCCGTCCGGCCAGTAATGGTCATGCCAGCGGGAAGGTGGGCGGCAAGGTGGGCCAGAGCCTTGTCCGTGTCGGTGCCCAACTTGCTGACGGTAATGGTGGAGTTCATGGTGTGCCCCTTCAGGTAGGTGGTGGAAGGCATGGGGGGATTATCCGCCCATGCTGCCATGCTGTCAATAGGTCTAGACGAACGGGAGAACACTAATGCCCGCAAATAGCGACATTCCCGCGTGGGTGCCGCCATACACGCCACCGTTGGATGCGCCGCACGCGCGCACCGTGCCGCTGGCCATGTACCGCGACATGGTGGATAGGTGGGGCGAGGCGCAGGCGCAAGTGGCCGGGCTGCGCGCGCTGCTGGACGCGCACGGCATCCCTACCGATGACCGGCCGGGGGACATGACCCTACGGCGCGTGCGCGACTTTGAGCGCGTGCGATACCTGGCGCGCGAGTACGCGCACATGCCCACCGATGACCTGCGGCGCGAACTGCTGGCCGCCATTGCCGAATCCGAGGTGTCCCCGTGACCTTTGACCCGCTGTTGGCCATCATGCACCCGCGCGACATTCCCGACGCGGTGGCCGCGTTCCGCGCGCTGGACGTACGCCGGGCGTGGCTTCAGGGGTACACGGAATGGCAACTGGCCGAGGTCGTGCGTTCGCTGGTGGATGACCCCGACATTCCGTTTACGCACCTTGTCATGGTGGCCGACGATGTGGTGGTGCAGCAGCCCGCGTTGGATGCGGTGCTGGCCCTGGCCCGCGAGGGGCGGCCGGTCGTTACCGGCTGGTGCCGCCTGGACAGTTCGCACCCGCTGGTAAACATCACGGATGGGCCGTTGGTCGGGAATGAACCGACGCCCGGCGCGTACAGGTTTCGCAAGTTCGCAGACGTGGTGGCGCACCCGTCGCCCGTCATCGAAACCGGCTTCGTAGGCTTCGCCCTCACCTGCATGCCACGCGACCTGTGGCGGCAGTTCCCGTTCGGCGCGTTCGGCGGGCCGTCGCAGTCGTGGGCGTCGGATTTCCACCTGTCGCACCGGCTACGGGATGCGGGCGTACCGATGGTGGCCGCGCGCGAGGGGTACACCGAACACCTGAAGGAGCGTTGGCTGGAACTGGACCGCGACCCGCGCAAGCGGCTGTTAGTGGGCGAGCGCCCGGCGCAGGTCATACAGGACTAGGGGAGGACTACATGGATAGGCCGAACGTATGGGGGCTGCTGTCGTGGTACGACGAAAGCCCGTCCTGGCTGGCCGAGGCGGTCGCATCATTCGCGCCCGCGCTGGATGGCCTAATAGCGGTGGACGGTGCCTATGCGCACTACCCCGACGCCCGCGCATCATCCGAGCGCGTGCAGGCGGAAACCGTCATGGCGACGGCCAACGCGCTGGGGCTGCCGGTGACCATTCACCGTCCGGCCGCGCCGTTCATCGGGGACGAAGTGGCCAAGCGGGATTTCATGTTCCGGCTGGCCAACGCCCACGCGCGCGCGCACCACGATTGGCTATGGGTGTTCGACGCCGACTGTGTGTTGGCCGAATACCCCGGCGACCTGCGCGAGCGGCTGGCCGACGTAGAGGGCGACGCCGTGGAGGTTGGCCTATGGTCCCGGTCGGATTACCTAGCCGATGCGCCGGACATGGCCCGCGTGATGAACCTGCCTAATAACGCTACGGCTCCCATGCGTATGCTGTTCCGTTGCCTGGACCGTATGCAGGTGGTGGGCCTGCACTACTGCTACGCGGGCGTGCGCGAGGACGGCACCTACACCTATCTTTGGGGGCCGCCCCATGTTGCGCCGCAGGATGGTGTAATGTTCCACGACGTCACGGTGGAGCATCGTTCAGCGTGGCGCGACCTGTACCGACGGGAGGCGGCGCGGGAGTATTACAAGCGGCGCGAGGCGCTAGGAATCGAACGGCTGACCACCACCGACGAGGACGGACGTAGCATCGTGAAGGCGGCGCGATGATGTGGCGCTGGTGGCCGTGGCGTAAACACCGGCTGGCCCGAATCCACATGCGCGGGGATGCCCCGTCCCTGGAAGGCGTTTACATGGGGCGCGTGGGCGGCAAGCACTACCGGCTGGAGGCCGCGCGTATCATCGAATCCGCCGACCGCTCGCACGACCTGGAGGGCTACGCGCTGGTGCCCGTTGAGGGCGTCGCGTTCATTCAGGTGGTGGACGGGTGATTATCCGAGGGCGAAGCGGCGCGGGCGTGGAAGTGCGCGCCGGGCAGTTTGGGACGAGTGCTATCCCGTGGCCGACACAAGGGGCCATCAGTTATTCCGGCGTGAACGTCACGCACGAAAGCGCGGCCGCGCTGCCCGCTGTATCGGCCGCCATCCGGCTGGTGTCGGAAACCATCGGAAGCCTGCCGCTTTACGTCCGTGACGGTGAGGTAAAGGCCACCGGCACGCCCGCGTGGGCGCTGCTTATGGAGTCCCCCACGGCCGACCTGGACCCGTTCGGTTGGATGGTGCAGGTCGCGGCATCGGTGGAAATGTGGGGCAACGCCTACTGCCAAATCATCCGGCGCAACGGCCGCATAGTCGAACTGGTGCCAATGGACCCCAGCACCGTGATGGTGCGCCGCGACCCGGTGGACAAGCGCAAGCGGTTTGACGTTGGCGGCATTGACGGCGTGCGCGACCTCACTACCGATGACATCCTGCACATCCCCGGCTATACCCCTCCGGGGCATGTAATGGGCCTGTCCCCGGTCGGCGTGCATCGCAACGCGCTGGGCAACGGGCTGGCGCTTCAGCGTTTCCAGTCGGCGTACTGGGCGAACGACGCCGCGCCGGGCATGGTCATCAAGGTGCCGGGGAACGTCACGCAGCAGCAGGCGCAGGAAATCCTGCGGGTGTGGAACGCATCGCATGGCGGCGTAATGAACGCCCACAAGCCTGCGGTATTGGCCGGTGGCGCTGACCTGGAGCGCATCCCGGTGAACATGGAGGATGCCGCGTTTATCGCGCAGGCCCGTATGTCCGTGGAGGATGTGGCGCGCATTTGGCGACTGCCCCCGCACATGCTGGGCGTGGGCGACCCCACGGGGAACACGGCCGAGCAGGAGTCCCTGCGATTCCTGACGTTCAGCCTGACGCCGCGCCTGCGGCGCATCGAAATGGCCATTGCCCACGGGCTGCCGGAACTGTTTGGCGGCGGCACGCCGCTGCGCCCGGAGTTCGACACCACCGACCTGCTGCGCGCCGACACGCCGACCAAAACGCAGGCCGTACTAGCCGGACGGCAGGCGGGCTGGCTGTCAGTAAATGACGCGCGCCGCGTGTTCAGCCTGCCGCCCATCCCCGACGGCGACACCGTGCAGCAGACGCCAGTAGGCGGTGCCCCAAACCTCCAGCCGGGTGGTGACGGTGCCCCTGAATGATTGTCAGTCCGACGGGCTGCCCGGCGTGAAGTGGGGCGACGCGGGCAAGTGCTACACCTACCAGCCTGGCGACGAGGCGGGACGTAAAGCCGCAGTCGCTAAGGCGCTGGCGCAGGCCGTGGCTATCGGTGACCTCCCCCCCGATGAAGCGGCCAGCGCCGACGCCGACGAGGTACGCGCGCCCGGCGATGTGGACCTGACCCCCACGGAGGCCGTGGCCCGTGCCGCGCGCAAGGGCCTGCGGCTGCATGAGGAAGGCAAGTCGGGCGACGGGCTGGTGGCCCAGACGGTGCGCGATGCCCGGCGCATGGCTAACCGCGAGCCGCTGTCCGAGGACAAGGTGCGCCGTATGCCCGCATGGTGGGCGCGTCACCGTAACGACTGGACGGCCGAGGACACCGTGGCCGGTGAGGAATCGCCGGGCTACGTCGCATCCTTGCTGTGGGGGGTGGATAGTAAGGACGGCAGCCCCGGCGCGACCTGGGCCGCCCGCAAGGTGCGCGAACTGGACCGCGCCGAGGATGAAAGGCAACAGGCCGAAAAGACGGCCGGGAAGGACACCGACGACATGGCGACCCGCGACGAGGGCGCACCCTGGATGACCGCCCGGCAGCGGGCGTTGGCCGACAAGTTGGACGGCATCGCTGACACCTTCGGGAAGTGGGATGGGGGCATTGGCGCGAATGGCGCGCACTACATCCCGCCCGCTGAAAACCCGTGGTCCGATGACGGGCTGCATTGCGCGCGCTGCGCGTTCTACCGTGGCGGCGGCGGGTGCGAGATTGTGGGGCAGCAGGTGGACCCAGACGGGCTGTGCCGGTTTTGGATTGTCCCC